AAAATTCTACGTTCAGGTGCGCGAGAGATACGATAGATAACTGTCGCATCTTCAAGCATACGCAACTGATTGAGTGGGCGAATTGCTTTGTTTAGATGGGAGATAATTACCTTACCATCTTTATCTGTGATGCCTGAGTGTACATAACAGATAGAATCAGGTGCAATCTTTAAACCTTGATTGGCATCTTTTGCAAAACCTTTTTCTGAATACACATAATACTCAACAGGTTTTGTATATAACTCTGCTTGATTAGGTACAGATTTTGATTTTGGAATTTCGCGTACTTTGCGAATCTTGCGAGGATCAATATAACGAACCTCTTTCAATCCTGCGCGAGGTTGTTTTTCATCAATGATTAGGTGATAGTATAAACGCCCATCAACGTACCATCTACGGAATACATCGTAGCCTTGATTACCAAAATCTAAAAGTTTAAGAATGTGACCAAACTCGTCACGAATTTTTTTCTTAATTGATTCTGGTTGTTGTAACTTGTCCAATACAATCTGTACTGGATACTCATCTGGTTGATAGACAATTGCTTCGTTTACAATATCATCAATCGCGGTGTCACATTCTGCTTGTAGTGACATTTCACGATATTTGCGGATTATTTCTGAATCGCTTTTGATTGTACCTTCAAGGTCAACATACGTTCCATAAACTCCGCCACCGACAATATTGACTGCATTATCATCATCATTTGGTGGTACGAATGATCTTACCTGTTCTTTCTCAGGTTCATCCTTACCAATTTTAAAACCGAACAGTTTGATTGCCATATGTTTTTCTCTTTCATAAGAAAAAGGGGGCGTAATAGCCCCCCTTTGAAACTATTACGCAACTATTTATAGTCGCGAAAATGTTTCGTCAATTAAGCAGAGTAGACGTATTGGAAGGTTACGGTAAACTCTTCCACCGCGTCTGTTGTGTCGTAAGACAAATCGATAGTGCTTACATCAGTTGGGAAGGCATGATACAAAACTGTTTTCTTTGATGTGCTGTTATCGTCTTTTAGTTGCTCTACAGTAATTTGTGTAGTGTAATCAATACCAGCGCCTGCTCTTCTCAAGTTTGCATTTCCGAAGTTGTTGTCCGCAATGTAGGACATCCAATTTTCGAAACCTGCACGAATTGATTGAGATTCGTTGTTGATTACGGTAACTGTCCACTCAGCAAATGTTCTGTCGCCTGGAACTTTAATTCTACGGCTTCTGAATGGTACTTCAATAACACCCAAAGTGTAACCAGGAATTGCACCTGCTTTTACAAGAACTTCTGAACCTGTCAAACTCACGCCTGATGGTAATGCACCAAATGAGAATTTGAACAGGTTAGGTCTTGCACCACCTGCTAACGCACTTCTGAAAGCGGTAATTGAAAAAACTGACATTTATAATCTCCTATTTCTTATGCGTTAAACGGTGAAGTAATCATATACCCATGTGACTGTAAACTCAGAAATTGCATCTGTGCTGTCATAGGATAGGTCTACCGCAGAAATATCGCTTACGAAACAGTTATTCAATGTGTATGTTCTTGATGGCGCACCACTTTGATCTAGGTGTTGTACCTGAACGGTAGTCAACGATGCATCTGTTGTTCTACCGCCAGCACTTACTGATGTAAATGTTTCAAAGTCAGCATATACAAAGTTTGTTTGATATGCTTCAATGAGTCTTCGTGCATTCATGTTAGAATCATTGATAACTGTTGTTGTCCATTCTGCGAATGTTCTGTCGCCTGCAATTTTGTATCTACGTCCACCGCCAGTTGGGATTTCGATTGTACCATGTGTGGAACCTGGTATCTGAGCCGCTTTACAGAGAACTGAATAAGTGGCTGAATCAAAACCTTGTATAAATCCCCCCGCGAATGAAACTCGGAAGAGATTTGGGCGCGCACCAACTCCAATCGCAGTCTTGATTTGTGATAGTGTATTAACGGCCATTTTATCTCCTTAGATTTTTTATCTATTTATCCGAGTTTAACCCAATTCTGCGAACGCCGCCGCTCCACGTACAGAAACAAAGTTCAACTGAATGAAGTTGATAGATGCGATTGGGCGAACATAAATGTCTGCCACAAACTCATTAGCATTTACTACATCGTCAGGGTTGTTTGTTTCATCGCAAATTACGCGGAAGTCAGTCATACCGCGCTGTGCTTGTACACCGCGTAGGTATGGCTCAACGGTGTTCAAGAACAATGAACGTGTTGCAACGTCATTCTGTTCGAACAATACGTCTTCAGCAAATGTACCAATTGAACGCTGAATTGTGATGAACAATCTACGAACATTGATGCGGCTGAATGAACCAGTCTTGGTTGTGAATGTCTTGTCACCAAACAATACTACACCGCGACCTGGCTGTGAGAAGATTGGGTTAACTGCATTCTTGTATAGAAGATCGCGTTCTGCTTCGTTTGGATTCCATGCAAGTTTAGTTACGTTAAGGATACGACCTTTTGCGAAACCTGCTGGTGAGAACCATGGTGCGGCTTCGTTGTCTGTTCTAGCCATGCAACCTGCTGTGTCAGCGTTGCAAGGAACCCAACGATATGTGTCGTTATACTTGTCGTACTGGTACTTCCAGTTGCCGTCCATGAATGCGTATGTAGAACGTGTTACTGTATCTGCAAATGCATTTACGTCTGTAGTCTCATCGCCTACGTTGTTTACAACGTCTGCTTCTTCTGGAGAGAATACAACTACGCAGTCCTTACGCTTTTCAGCAATGTCTGCAATAACTGTGTTGATAACTGTAGCAGATGCTTTACCCATTGCAATCAAGTCAATCTTGACTGATGCTTTGTTCTTGAATACATCGTATGCGCTAATCTTCTGTGCGTCAGTTGGTGCTGAACCGTCTGCGCCACCAGCAAATGAGTACTTCTTTGGTGCTGTAACTGCGGTGAAAGTCTTGCTTACAACTGTTGTATCCCAGTTTGTACCAGCGGCATCTTTGTCCATCCAACGAACATACTTAGACGTATTGTTTACTACGTCTTTGTAGTAGTTGTTACCACCTTGTTCGCCTTTTGCATCGCTACCTTTTGAAACAGCGGCAAATTTTTCAAGCAATGTGCCTGGTGTGCCAGTGATCAAGCCGTCTTCGTCAACAACTGCAACGTGCATTTCATCGTTTACGCCACCCTTTGCGGCAGCATATGTTGATGTACCTGGTGCTAGATCGAATGAATCGATTAATTCCCAACGGCGTGTAACTGTTGCGCCTGTTGCGCCAGTCAAGTGTGCTGACTCAAGTGTTAGGTGAGTTGTGTTTGTAACTGAAGCAACTTTAAGTGTACGACCACCGATAACTAGAAGGTCACCAACTGTGACTTCAGTATTTGCGGCTGAGCCTGTACCAACAACTGTTATTGAGCCTGCGGCTACGTCAAAAGTACCTGTCAATGTTGACTGCCATGCCGCTGAAGAAGGGCATGTAGAAACTTTGAGAGAGTTACCGAGTGCGCCAGGGTACTTAGCAATCCATGGACCTACGTTGCCTGAACCATCAGCATATGTGTTGTCATATACATCATCGTTCTTAACAAGAAGACCTGTACCTGCGGTACCTGAACCTGTGGTTGCTTCTGCGGTTGCGTTGAGCAAGCCAGAAGTATTTGCGCGGGAAACGTATAGAGCGCCTGCGTATGAGAGATAGTTTGCGCCAGTTAGAAAGTCTACTGCATTGGTTGCATTTGGCGCACCGAATTGGCTAACCAATTCTGATTCGCTAGAGACCAATGTTGCTTGTTCAACTGGACCCCATCTGTGCATACCGACTACCGCACCTACAGATGCGCCAGCGGCTGGAATTGTCGCTACCTGATCTTGTTCGGTAATCTTAATTCCTGGTGAGATTAAATTGATTGCCATTCTTTTTCTCCTTGATTTTAAGATGTTATATCTTTTCTTTCACTTAAAGGGTATTCATTCATTATTCTTGTTTTATTTATAAAAAAACGAATTTTCATGTTCCCATGTTTGACCGTTTGAATCTACAAAAGAGGCTTCATCGTGCCCATCATCGATGATGCCAAACGGTGTCAACTCTTGTTCAATGTCCTGAATACGCTTCTCATATAACTCTTTTCGTATATTTATGTTTGTGAGGTCTTTGAAATATGGGTTAGTTGTGAGCCACGAAAATAAAACAAAAGGCATGACTAGATCATCGTGATAACCTTCGTCTGCCTCATAACTGCTTTTTTTCTGAATGAATGTTGAAATCTCTGAAATTGTGTCTGCGTCACGAATAAGAAGTTTCTTCTCTTCAGCCATAGACTTAAAGTTAGAGCATCCAATTCTTTTGACTTTTTTATCCGTAATAACGCCGAGTTGCGTTTTGCCTCCGCCAAACCCGCCAGAGACAACTTGCCCACTCGTAGTTCTATTTACAAAAACAATGTTTTCATAT